AACATATCGCACTTTGCAACACTTTTTTAATGCGCGTATAATAATTCTTTCTACTCAGCGACAAAAACTCATGAATATAGAGCAAGAAATGACAATGGCCACTTCAACAGATCGGCGGCTCGACCGGATCGAAACGAAAGTCGATCAGGTGGTGGATACTCTTACGGAGCTGGCGCGAATAGATGAGCGTGTCAGTGGCGGTCATAAGAGGATAGACAGGCACGAAGTCAGGCTAGATTTGATTGAGAATACACAGCGAGGTTTAGAAAAATCGGTGGCCAAGACGATGGGCAAAAGCATGATCGCAGAGCGAGCCAGTTGGATCTTGTTTGCTAGTGTTGTGGCGGCTTTGAGCCAATATTTTTAAATCGCGGGAAAAAATAATCAACACCCCAGTGGCGAATCCCCCTAAACGGTAGTAACAAAATGAAACCAAGTAACAGCAAGCAAGATGCTCCCGCCAGACCTGCTAATTTACGGCAGGAACGATTTGTCATGGAGTACCTCAGTTCAGGCAACGCAACGCAGGCGGCGGCTAAAGCAGGGTATAAGCACCCCAACGTCCAGTCAGCGAGGCTGTTAGTAAATATTAGTGTGAAGGCGGCCATCGAGGCTAAAAGGGCAGATGTTATGGATGATTTAGAGCAGAAACTGGCAGGCTATGTGGCGCAGCTTGAAACGGAAAGTAGGGAAGCTGATCAAAGCGGAACTCGCGTTCGTGCTATCGAATTATTGATTAAGGTAGTCGGCGGCTTCGCTCCAGAAAAGCAAGAGGTAAGCACGTTTCACGGAGGCTTTCTGGCCGACATAGACCTTACGGAGGAGGATATCGACGAGCTACTGGTGCCTAACCTGAATGAAATCAATGACTTGCACTGAGGTAGCTCAACCTTACTAGGGTTGAGGTCGGCTACAGGCCGCATTCTGCGTGGGGTGCTATGCCGCTACTGAGGCTATGGAAGGAGGGGGGGGGAAGAGATGTCAGAGCAGGCGGCGTTCGCGCATGTGGTTCCATGTGGCAACACTCTGTAAAAATCAGCAAAAATTAGCAATACCCGTTTTACCCCCTACGGTCGATATGAGAGTACCTGCAAAATGAAACGATTATTAATGCATTACGAAACGGCTCTGGAGTATGTGGACATGGATGAGGGGCTATTTGAGGCTTTCATAGCGCCACAGGTTACAGCCTTAATGTTTGGTGGGGAGCCGTACTATTTGACTGAGCAGTTGGATGATGCGGTTTATACGATGATTGAGCAGTCACCTGTCACTAAGGGCTTCGAATTGCACCTCGTCGAATAGGGGGGGCGGTCGTTATAGGACAGCATTCCAAAAAAATATACACAGGAAATTTTGAAATGAAAGGTGTTAAGCATTACAGAAAAGATGGTACGGAGCATAAGGGTTCTAGTCACAAGATGCCTGACGGCAGCTTGCACAGCAATAAGACTCACACGAAGGCCAGCGTAAAGCTGTACCACTTTAAAGACTTGTCCGCTAAAGCGAAGGCTAGGAAGTAATGGCTACTCCTAGAAAAGGTAAAGCTAAGGTTAAGGTCACTGCTAGTGGCAAGAAAGTCAGCTATGGGCAGGCAGGTAAAGCGAAGGGTGGTGGGCCTCGCGTGAGGGCTGGTACAGCGAAGGGAGACAGCTATTGCGCCCGTAGCTTAGGCATTAAACAAGGCCTCTCTAAAGACAAGCAGAACGATCCTAACACCCCTAATAACCTATCGCGCAAGAGATGGAAATGCTCAGGCGCTAAGTCGAGGAAGTAACTATGTACCCCAGCAAACCTACTAAGAAATCTGCTAAACCTAAGCTGCCAAAGAGAGGCGCGAGAGCCGCAGCAAATCGAAAGGTTAAGAACAAATGAGCAAGCCAAATCACAGAGAAACACTCTATGGCAAGGGTGATATGGACAGGCCTAAGGATGACGAGAAGTGGTCTACAGGTTGGGATGCAATTAATTGGGACGCTCCTGCAAAGAATGAGTCGGAGATCAAAGATGAAGATTGAATTACAGCGGTATGCCTATGACTCTCGCGGGACTATGGGGGTCATGACGGTCGAAGGAGAGCGCTTTTATACGATAGAGCGGCCTTGGTTGGATAATGCGCCGAACGTCTCCTGTATTCCTGAAGGAACTTATCAGATGGGCTGGAGAGACTCCCCGAAATTTGGAGAGACTTGGCATGTTAAGGATGTCCCTGACCGAACGCATATCTTAATCCATGTTGCGAACTTTCCCGTGAATGTACATGGCTGTATTGGCTTGGGTGTGACCCCGATGGGTAATGTAATTGGCGTAAAAAGTTCGAAGGTTGCTGTTTCTAAGTTTGAGCAGCTAACTAAAGGTAAGGACTGGGAGCTAAATATATCATTTGCAATGCATGCGGGCTTGTAAGGCCTGACGCTGACTTTAGTAATGCCAACCGCCAGTGCAACACCTGCCGAAAAATGAGCGGTGATATTCGGGCTAATGCCTCAGTAGATGGATTCTTGCGGATGCGCTTAGTGTCCATGAAACAGCGCCACAAGACAAAGAAGTTTGAAGGTGTACTTATAAGGGTAGAGGAGTTGCAGGCCTTATACGACGAACAGAGGGGTATATGCGCGATAACAGGCCTTCCAATGCATACAACTACGTCCGAGTCTGACCTTTCGCTGAGTCCCGACAGAATTGATAACACGCTAGGGTATACCAAGGCTAATGTTCGCCTCGTTTGTGCCAGAGCCAACCTCATGATGAGTACCCTAGACGATGCACATTTCGTCTGGTGGTGCCGAGCAGTGGTGAATAACATTGGAAATTGAAGAAGTAGGGCGCAAGCTCAAGGGTAACTTCCCTTTATATGCTAAAAACGTCCTGAAAATCGTCACTAAAGAGGGTGAATCCGTCCCTTTTGTTCTAAATGCAGCCCAAATATACGTCCACAATCAGCTCGAAAGGCAGCTAAAAGAGCAGGGAAACATCCGAATGTTGTGCCTAAAAGCCCGACAAACAGGTATTTCTACGTATGCACAGGGCCGTAATTTCTGGAAAGTCACCCAGAACCGCAACGCCAATGCATTCGTACTGTCCCACCTCGCTGAATCCACTAACGCAATTTTTAACATGGTGAAATATTTTTATGACAATGTCCCGCATCCGGCGTTTAAACCTCCGCTCTCTTCTCAGTCAGCGTCAACGCTCGTATTTGATGAAATCAACTCGCGGTACAGAGTGGGTACAGCCCGTTCAACCCAGACAGGCCGAGGACAAACAAACCGATTTGTCCACGGATCAGAAGTTGCCTTCTACCCCCAAGGCTCCGACATAGTCGCAGGCCTATTGCAGACGGTCGGTGGAAAAAATTCCGAAGTAATTCTCGAAAGCACAGCAAATGGTGCGGGCGGCTGGTTCTACGATCAGGTAATGAAAAGCGTCCGTGGTGAAACCGAGTGGATCACCTGTTTCATCCCGTGGTTCTGGATGCCCGACTACCGAAGAAAACCGTCTCCATACTTTGAAGCGACTCCCGAAGAGTATGAGTTAGCAAAACGATACGGGCTTGACGATAGCCAGTTGTGTTTTCGCCGCGCAAAATTAGATGAGCTAGGTGGCACCGATCTGTTTCAGCAAGAATATCCCAGCAACATTATGGAGAGCTTCCTGACATCGGGACGATGCTTTGTTGAGGACATTCACCTTACGACTGCTGAGAATGATTGTTACACCGCAGACTTTGTTGGCGATATGCTTGGCGGTAATATTTCTGCGCGAACCTATGGTAATTATAGAGAGTGGTATCCACCGCTGGCACAGACAAGCTACACCATCGGAGTCGATGTCGCAGAAGGATTGTCCTATGGCGATTATTCCTGCGCTCAAGTTTTAGATTCCGAAGGGAGGCAGGTTGCCTGCTGGCATGGACATATAGATCCGTGGGACTGGGGAAATATTGTCGCTCAAATTGGGCAGCGCTATAACAATGCGTATGTTGTTGTTGAGAGAAATAACCACGGACTAACAACCCTTCGCCGGATGATGGAATTAAGTTATCCAAGCCTCTTTGTCGAGCATTCTGTTGATGGTGCATACAGCGATAAAATGACAAAGCGGGGCGGCTTTTTAACAACATCTAAAACTAAACCATTGATCATCGATAACCTTGCTTCACTGTTACGACAAGGACAAAGTGGTATTAGTGACATGGAGTTAGTGAATGAGTTGCGTACATACATAATAGATGATAAAGGGGCTTTCAATTCTCA